TTGCCAAAGCAAAAAAAGAATCGGGATTAGCATGAGCACATCAGGAACTGTTAGCACAACCGTAATTACCGTTCAGCAACTTATAGATCACGGTGCTAGACGTGCGGGAAAATTAGCTGAAGAGTTGACTGTTGAACAAGTTCAATCTGCAAAAGATAGTTTGTATTATTTGCTATCAAGTCTTGCAAATTGGGGCATCAATTATTGGGCAATTAACAAAGTAATTGTTGGTTTGAAGCCAGATCAATATGAATACTTTTTGCCTGTTGGTACAGTAGATGTATTGAATGCTAACTATCGCACACTTACAAATGTATCCACAGGCTATTACAGCACATCTGGCGTGACTTCCAATGCTTTTAATGGCACAGGTACTAGTATTTGCCAATTAAGCACTAATACTGGCGCAATTGGTATTGCTCCGACATCCTCAAGTCCTGTTTACATTACAACAATTGGTATTTTGCCTGCTGTGACAGGTTCTGTGACTGTAAATCTTCAGTATTCACTTGATGGAAGCACTTGGACAACGGTTTATTCTCCCGGTGCAACAAATTGGGTATCTGGAACATGGATTTATTATGATTTAGACCCTTCAAATACAGCAGGATATTGGAGAATTCAGCAAGTTTCTGGTGTAAACATGGGGTTTTATCAGGTTGTATTTGGTACAAATCCAATAGCAATCAACATGGCACGGATGAATCGTGATGATTACTCTAGTTTGCCAAACAGATCATTTCCATCAGAAAGACCACTACAGTATTGGTTTAATAGGACTATTCCACAACCTAATATGGAAGTATGGCCTGTTCCAAATAGCATTCAACCTCAACTTGAGCTTTGGTTAAGCCGTTATATTCAAGATGTGGGTGATCTGAGTGGATCAATCGAAATACCTCAGTATATGTATCTTGCTATTCAATGGGGAATTTCCCATCAAATGGCTTGTGAATTACCCCAAGTTGATCCCGGTCGAGTCACATATTGTGAACAACAATATGAAAAACATTTATTGATGGCGCAGAATGAAAACAGGGATAAATCCCCAATTTTCTTTACACCGAATATTAGTGTCTACACCAGATAAAGAGTAAAATATGCCAAGGTTTCTTGATACAACAGGCAATAGCACACTGAGTGTGTTTATTTGCGACCGTTGTAAGATGAAGAGACCATATAGTGATATGCGCCCTGATGGGAATATACCTGCGATAAAGGTATGTAGTGATAGTTGTAGCGATCAATTTGATCCATATAGGTTGCCTGCAAGACAGCCTGAAAGAATAACTATACGCTTCCCAAGACCTGATGTGGATATTGCTGAGTACCATGATGCAATCACTACTGATCCTAATGTTGCCCTTGATCCTAATCAAACACCGCAACATACAACGGAAGGTGGGTTTGGTATTGCACCAGAGCAAGGAAACACGCCTAACGATGGCAATTTGAACAATCTTAGCCCGTAGAGAATATATGTCAGATGTCCGAATCGTNCTNNTTACCTGNCGCCCCAAGTGCTATTACTGGTGCTGAATTAGTTCCTGTTGTTCAGAATGGTTTAACCGTTCAGACAACGGTTTCAGCTATCACATCAAGCCCTTCCCAGACTCAGCCATTTCTTACTGTTAGCCAACAGCCAACCCTACCAAACAGCCGTTATTTCTCAACTGGCACAGGGTTAGGCATTACTGATGGTGGCGCACAAGGTGCATATACAATCTCTTTAAATGGCACAAGTGCTTCTTTAGAATCCTCTGGTACTGGCATTATTGCCAAGACCGCCGCCAATACGATTGCACCTAGAACCTTTGCAACAAGTGGTAATGGTATATCTGTCACCAATGGTAGTGGTGTATCAGGCAACCCTACATTCCAATTAACTGGATTGGCTTTGGCTATTGCCAATGCTACTGGAACGGGTTTGTTGGGTTTAAATGGTTCTTCTACTATTAGCCCTTTTACTATTACTGGAACATCAAATCAAATTGGTGTTGCAAGTGGTGATGGCTCAAGCGGTAATCCAACGATTAGTTTGGCTTCTAACCCTGTTATCCCCGGCAACGCAGGATTAGTGCTTCCTATAGGTTCTACAGCCCAACGTGGCTCTACTACTGGTGGTATTCGTTATAACAGCGATACAAGCCGATACGAGGGCTATTACGCAGGCTCATGGCAGAACTTTGGGTTAGGTGATGGATCACTAACCTCAATCAGCTCAACGGCTTACCAAACTACTGTTAGCACGGTTGGATCAGTATCTACGATTGGATTGGCATCAAATGCGGTTCTTCCCGGTACTGCGGGTGTAACGATTCCTGCGGGAACAACAGCACAAAGATCATCTGGTGTTAATGGATTGATCCGCTACAACACGGATAATAGTCTATATGAAGGTGCATTTGGTGCTACGTTCAGCAACTTCGTTACCGATACAGGTACGCAAACACTAACGAACAAGACTATTTCTGGTTCAAGTAATACGCTTACGAACATTGCTAGTGGTTCTTTAGTAGCAACAGGTGTGACCGCAGGAACATATGGTGATGGGGCAAATATACCCACATTTACGGTTAATGCCCAAGGTCAATTAACAGCGGCATCAACTGTAAGTGCTTTGAATAATAATTATCAAGGCACTTGGAATGCATCAACTAACACCCCTACTTTGGTATCTAGTGTAGGTACGAAGGGGTATTACTACATCGTATCAACCGCAGGTTCTACTAACCTTAATGGCACATCATCATGGGCTGTAGGCGATTGGGTAATATTTAACGGTTCTGCTTGGCAAAAAGTAGCAGGTACATCAACAGGTACATTTGGTACTCTGACGGTGACTGGTTCTACTGGAATGAGTGGTGCTTCACCTAATTCTAACAATGGTTTAACAATAGGATTAGCAGGTGGAATAAGTCCTGTTGGGATAGCAGTAACGCCTACTTATACAACAGCCGTAACAGCTAATCCAACAAACTTTTATTCAAATGCTACTTTAGCTGCCAATGCACCTGTAGTGACTCAAAGCCATTTTTTCGCCCAACAAGGAACTGTTGGTAGTGGAGCTACTTGGTATCTACAACAAGCATTTTTAGCTGATTCAAGTCTTACTGGAGCAACTAATAATCGAGGATTTATTAGCATCATTCCATCAGGTACAAATAATTACAATTTGTATATAAGTGGTACTGCTGATAATTATTTAGCAGGAAGATTAGGGATTGGATCAGGCCCATCAAGTAGAAATGATTTGCTTGTAAGTTCAGGTTCTTCGCATGGAAATGCACCTCAATATGTGTTATGTCAATCTGGTGTTCAGTCAGATGCAACATCTTCTGTAAATTATTTTGCATCCTATGCAAATACTGCCGTTGCAAGTTTTACTGTTCCAAACATTATTCATTTTAATGCTACACAAGGAACATTTGGGGCAGGATCAACCGTAACTAACCAATATGCTTTTCAATCATTTGGGCTTACTGGTGCAACCAACAATACATCATTTTATGGTGGTTTAGCCGCCGCAGCTAATACTTATAACTTAAATATGGCTGGTACTGCTGCTAATTATTTGGCAGGTCAATTACTAGTTGGCTCTACAACAGCTACTAATGGATTTGTTGCAATAAGTGGAAACCAAAGTGTAACTCCTGCAATTTTATCTGTAGGTGGTACAAATTCCAATACATCTGCTACTATTTATGCGGCTAATATAAATTCAAACCTTACTGGCACGTCATCAATGACATCAGCCACAGGTCTTAATATTCAAGCTACAGCAGCTTTTGCGGCTAGTGCGGCAGTTGCGAACCATTATGCTACTTATTCATGGGCATATCTTGCAGGTACAGTAACACCTACAAATATGTTTGGTGTTGCAGGTGTTATAACGATGTCTCCCGGTGCAACTGGTGGAACGGTTACTAAAGCATCTGCTTTTGAATCAACATTTGCATTTAATGCTTCAGCAACAACGAATATAACTACTGCATCTGCTTTTTATGCAAACAGTATTGTTCAAGGTTCAGGAAATACGATAACCAATGCTTATGCTTTTTATGGGGCGCAAGCTAGTGGTACAAACCGTTACAACCTGTATATGGCAGGAACTGCACAGAATTATCTAGCAGGTTCTTTAATAGCCAATGGTGCAACGGCAATTCCTGCGGGTGGTTCAACAACTGCATTCTTACAGATGGGATCAACGGCGGGATTTGGTATATATTTTGGTTCTGGTGCGCCAACAATTACTGCGCCACAAGGATCAATCTATATCCGTTCAGATGGTTCTTCAACATCAACCCGTATGTATATCAATACTACGGGATCAACAACTTGGACTAACGTAGTAACTGCCGCATAAGGATTAGCATGAATACTTACACTTACACAATCAATGACATGATCAAAGATGATAATGGCATCGTAGTAACGGTTATGTTTTCAGTTACCGCATCAGATGGTACTGATAGTTATACACATAATTACCAGACGGGTCTACCTGCCCCTAAAGACACCATTATTCCTTTTGCAGATTTGACGAAAGAAGGTGTTATTGCTTGGGTAAAGACTCTAGTAGGTGAAGATACTGAGAAGCAAGCTGATGCAGAACTAGAGGCTTTTAAAAAAAGAAAAGTCACTACTACTGGCTTGCCTTGGTAAAATAGTAGTTCCCTTTTAATAATTTATTGGAGAAATAAATTGGATATTACGTTAAATCTTCCTGCTGAAGACATCAATGCTATTTTGCAGATTTTAAGCAAAATGCCGAACGAAAGCGGTACGTTCCCATTGCTGTTGAAGATCAAAGATCAGGCTGATAAATTCGTTGAAGCCAACAAACCAGTAGCAAACTAAGGAAATACCATGTCAGCCACGGGATATACGCCAATACTTATTTATGGCTCTTCAACGTCATCAAATACGCCATCGGCATCCAATCTCACGAACAGTGCAAGTGGTTCTGAGCTTGCGATTAACGTGGCTGACGGTAAGCTTTTTTATAAAGACTCAGGTGGATCAGTACAGACCATTGCGAGTAAGAATTTAGTATCCGCCGCACCTGCTACTTCTAGTGGTATTACGACAGAACAATTTGCATCAATCTCCGCACCATCTTATGTTCAAGGTTTGATGTGGTATGACAGCACTCAAAAGGCTTTAACATACTATAACGATGTCACAAATAATGCTGTAACCATTGGTCAAGAAACTCAAGTTAAAGTATTAAATAGCACAGGCTCAACAATTGCCGCAGGTGCTGCTGTATATGCAACATCAACATCAAGTGGTCAAATATATCCTAATGTGGCTCTTGCACAAGCCAATGCTTTGTCAACATCTGCTGTACTAGGTTTGACTACTCAGTCTATTGCTTCAGGTGCAATAGGTTATGTTACAACAGCAGGCTTGCTAACACCTGTAAATACAGGATCATTTACTGTTGGTGATGTTTTATATCTTAGCCCATACTCAGCAGGACAAATTCAAAATACAGTACCACCTACTGGTTACCCTGTTCAGATTGGTGTTGTTGCATATGCAAACACCCCAAATGGTTCAATTTACGTTAAGCAAACAACGCCATTGTCTATTGGTGCATCAACGCTAGTAGGTCAAGTTGCGGTTGCTAATGGCGGCACAGGCTTATCCTCACTTACTGCCAACTATATACCTTATGGTAATGGCACAAGCGCATTTCAATCATCTACTAACTTTAAGTTTGATGGCACAAACTTTACTGTTAATGGTAATTCATATCTAGGTGGTGCATCGGGGGCGCAGTCTTTATACGTTCCGACTGTCTCTAGTGCGGTAAATTACATTCAAGCATCAGGAAATACTACAGGTAATTCACCTTCGCTAACGGCACAAGGTAGCGATACAAATATCCCCCTAGTACTTCAATCAAAAGGAACGGGCGGTGTTTATTTAACATCAAATAGTTCTTCAACTTTTCAAAATGGTAGCGGCGCACTTCAGTTTGTTGTAGGAAGCACAGCATCAGCAGTTAATTATTTGCAAACGGCGGCAGCAACCACGGGTAATACTCCATCATTATCTGCACAAGGTAGTGATACAAATATTGGTTTGATATATCAATCAAAAGGTAATGCTAGTCAGTATTTCAACACAAGCAATGGCACTCAGTTTGTTGTAAGCAATACAGTACAAGCAGGTACTTCAGTAAATTATTTATCAATTCAAGGTGCAACATCAACTAATGCGCCTTTGTTTTCAGTCCAAGGTACGGATACGAACATTGCCCTTCAATACAACACTAAAGGAACTGGAATTCATGCCTTTAGATCAAGTGGTGTTGATAACTTTAGGATTGTGACTAATCCAAATGCAGCAAACTATATTGCTGTAGCAGGTGCAATTACTGGAAACCCTGCTCAAATTTTAGCTATTGGTAGCGATACAAACGTAGCAATTACATATAGCTCACAAAATGCTGCGGGTCATTTGTTTTATACAAATAGTGCTGCTCCTCAATTTTACATAGCACCAGTTTCTAACGCTGTTAATTATTTTCAAGTAGCAGGTGGAGTAAGTGGTGCGCCTGTTAATTTGTATGCTGTTGGAAGTGATACCAACATAAACATGACTTACAACACAAAGGGAACGGGGGCGCATATATTTTATGCCAATAATGCCGCTCAGTTTGGTATTGGAAGCAATCCAAGTTCAGTTAACTTTGTTCTAAGTTATGGTTCAGCAACAGGAAATCCTGTTTTATTGACTGCAAATGGAAGTGATACTGATATTGGAGTTGCACTTGTACCCAAAGGGGCAGGATTAGTTCAATTCGGTTCATATACGGCAGGTGTATTGACGCCTACTGGCTATATCACCATAGCTGATTCAAATGGAATAACTCGTAGATTATTAGTAGGTTGATAAGGAGTAGTCATGCAATTTTTAAATGAAATCCGTGAACATTTAGCTAACTTTGAAACGGAAGCTAAAGAAGAAATCCATAAGTTTATTGATTGGTTGCATACTAAGTATGTACCTCCCGGCGCACCTGTCGTCGCTCCACCAGAAACGAGCTATGTTCAAACAACTCCTTCGTATGTTGCTCCAGTCGTTGAAAATGTGCCTGCTCCTGTTGCTGACGCTGCTCCTGCTGCCGATAGCAATCCTGCACCAGTTTCTGATGTTCCTGTGGCGGCACAAGATGAACTGCACCAGTTTCTGATGTTCCTGTGGCGGCACAAGATGAAGTTGTTTCTGTTGCTGATGCTCCTGTTGTGGCTGACGCTGTTGCCGAAGAATCAGTTCCCGTGGTAGAGGCTGCAAATGGCAACACATAAAAACTGGATTTCCGGGGCAATATCAAAACCCGGTGCTTTGCGAGAGGCACTTCATGTCCCAGAGGGCAAGAGGATTCCTGCAAAGAAGTTGGAAGCCGCCGCTAAAAAGCCCGGCAAGTTAGGTCAACGTGCAAGATTAGCAAAAACATTGAAGGGGTTCTAAATGGATTGGCAGCAAGTCATCAACCTTGGTGCGGGTGCGGCACTCGGCGTAATAGGATGGTTTGCTCGCCAATTATGGGAAGCCGTCTGTGAGCTAAAAAAAGACCTCAATAAGCTTGAACTCAATATGTCCGAAAACTACGCAAAGAAAGTTGATTTGAGTGCTAGGTTTGACCGTATTGAGGCGTTGCTTGATAAAGTTTACGAAAAACTTGACCAGAAGGCGGACAGATAATGGCACTTGATCCTATTACCGCAGTATTAGATATTGGAAATACGTTGATTCAGCGTATTTTCCCTGACCCCGCACAAAGGGATCAAGCACAATTAGCTTTACTAAAGATGCAACAAGATGGAGATTTGGCTGCAATTACGGGTCAAATGGAAATCAATAAAGTAGAAGCTGCATCTAGTTCGGTATTTGTATCTGGTTGGCGACCCTTCGCAGGGTGGGTATGCGGATTTGGATTGGCTTATGTATCCATTTTAGAGCCTATTGCAAGGCTTATAGCGACCCTTGTGGGCTACCACGGAGATTTCCCTTCCATAGACACTACTTTAACTATGCAAGTCCTTTTAGGGATGCTGGGTATGGGTGGTTTGCGCTCTTTGGATAAGATTAAAGGCGTGGCATCAAAGTGAGCAATTCAGATCGAATCACTTTCATTTGTTGCATGACATTGTCATTAGTTTTAGTGGCAACTGTATGTGTGGCATTGATGGGTCTGTTTGATGAACGTGTCGATAACAATGAGATTTTTAAGATGATTGAACCTGCATTCAACATGATTGTTGGTGCTTTCGTTGGAACAATTGCCGGGATAAAAATAGGTAAGGACGATGTTAATCACTAAAAATCTTCTTGTCGAAAGTGGTACTTGTAATGATTTGATTGCTGACGATTGGATTGGTGCATTAAATAATGTCTGTGATAGGTATGAAATCAATACGCCTGAAAGAGTAGCTGGATTTTTAAGCCAAGTAGCACATGAATCAGGTGGATTTAAGTTTGTAGTTGAAAACCTTAACTATTCAGCCGCTGCTCTTAGGGCAGTATTTGGGAAGTATTTCCCTGATGATTCAAGTGCTAATGCTTTTGCTAGAAACCCAGAAAAGATAGCCAATCGGGTTTATGCAAATAGGATGGGTAATGGTGACGAAGCTTCTGGTGATGGGTTTAAGTACCGTGGTAGAGGGCTTATTCAACTCACGGGCAAGGATAATTATGTTGCATTTAGTAACGCTACTGGGTTGGACGCTGTTATTAACCCTTCTCTTGTTGAACATCCTGAAGCAGCGGCTTTATCTGCTGGGTGGTTTTGGGATACTCGGCATCTTAATAATTATGCTGATGTAAAAGATATAGTTGGAATGACAAAGAGAGTAAATGGTGGTGTAAATGGTCTTGATGACCGCCAAATGCGATATGCAAAACTAATAGACTATTTCAATAAACTAGGATAAAGGGTAAAATTGGTAGGTGTCTGTTTGCGACAAACGGAAGCCAACTTTATTTGGAATTACAGACATGACCACATCATTTACCCTTACTTACGATAATTTAGTAACTACGATTGAGCAATACCTCGAACGTAATGATGCTGCTGTCGTCAATCAAATTCCAACTTTTATTACTTTGGCTGAGTTTGAAATAGCCCAACAGATAAAAACACTTGGGCAAATAGAAGTTGCTCAAGGTGTAATGTCAATCAATAACCCAGTAATACCCAAGCCTGCTAGATGGCGTAAAACGGTTTCTATGTCAGTCATAGATTCTACAGGCGATAGAAAGCCTGTTTTACTTCGTAAATACGAATATTTAACCAATTACAACGCTCAAAGTGCATCGGGTTTACCCTTATATTATGGGGATTATGACTATGATAACTGGTATGTTTCACCTATTCCTGACCAAGCTTATCAATTTGAAGTCTTGGTTTATCAGCGTTTACAACCGCTATCTTCAACGAATCAGACGAATTGGATAACAAATAATGCGCCAAATGCAATTTTGTTTGGAACATTATTACAGGCTGTGATCTATCTCAAAGATGATCAGCGGGTCATTTTCCAACAAAAATATGATTCTGCAATGCAAGCCCTGAAAGCCGAAGATACAATCCGAATTGCAGACAGATCTGCGGTTGCAATGGATTCCTAAGAGGTCAATATGTCAAGTTACGTTAATCCGCTTACTGGTCAGACAATTAACCCCGCACAGGTGGGTTACGAGTCATTGACGATATCTGCCAGTACCTTTCTTGAGTGGCCTATCAACGGGAATTTCAGCCCTTATGTTGTTGCCTCAATTATTGAGGTTACTGCCACAACGACGGGTTTAAATTTAATTATGCCATCGGCTCTTCAGGTTTCAACTGGAGAGAGCGTATTAGTTAGGAACATTGGTTCAAACGCATTTACGGTAACTACCATTCTAGGTGGGACGATTATTTCAATCCCCTCTGGTGTTGCTCAATACATTTATTTAACGGATAACACTACAAATGCAGGTACTTGGTCTACTGTCACGTTTGGTGCAGGCACTTCGTCGGCAAACGCCTCTGCCTTGGCAGGATATGGTTTAACGGCGATAAATACGACTCTTAATCAAACTTATCAAGAGTCATCAGTTAATTCAAGCACAACGCTAAATGCTGCTTCTAGGGCGCAATTTTTTGTTTGGTCAACAGGTGTTGGCACGATTACTTTACCTACCGCTTCATCTGTAGGTAATGGTTGGTTTGTAATGGTTCGTAATGGTGGATCAGGGATTGTTACTTTGACTCCAAGCGGTACGGATACGATTGACAGCAATCTATCACAACAACTTCAACTTACTGAATCATTAGTAATCGTATCCAATGGCGTTAATGGTTATTCTACTTTTGCATATGGGCGATCAAATACTTTCCCCTATACTCAACTAGCTGTAACGGTAACAGGTGGAACATTAACTCTTTCTGCTGTTCAATATGCTAATGCCATTCAAGAGTATTTTGGCACTTTGACATCTAATCAGATTGTTATTTTGCCATCTACAGTTCAAGTTTATTACTTAAACAATCAAACAACTGGTTCTTATACTCTTACATTTAAGACTTCTGCGGTAGGTGCGGCAACTGTTATTGTGCCTCAGAACCAAACTTTGACAATTGTTTGTGATGGTACAAACGTATATAACTCGTCATCAGCGGCAGGTGGTTCAATCACATCATTAACCCTTGCGGCAGGATCGGCAGCAAGTCCAACATTTAATTATAGTGGTGACACAACTACTGGTCTTTATCACCCCGCTACAAACCAAGTTGCTATTACTTTAGGCGGTACGAATGCCGCCACATTTAGCACGAGCGGATTGACTGTGGTTGCAGGAATCGGTGGAGGTACATTTTGAGCGCAAAAGTAATATCGCTCAAGATTCCTCCCGGTATTCAACGGGATGGTACATTATTTGATGCCCCTACTTATGTAGATGGTAAGTGGGTTAGGTTTCAGCGTGGAAGACCTCGTAAGATAGGTGGTTTCAAGGGTATATTCCAGAATGCTACGAATATATCTCGTGGTATGGTAATTAGCTCCCAAAATGGTTTGAGCTATGTTTATAGTGGATATAATGCAGGTCTTCAGTATTGGTCAACGGATAATGATGACGGGATTGGGTCAGGGCCATACCCCATCACGATTACTTCTGGTTTCACATCAAATAACAATAACTTATGGCAATTTGACATTGGTTATGATTCCAATGGTGGTGGTGCTGATGTCATTGTTGCCCACCCCGGTCAAAACCTTGCAAACATTGATAGTACGGTTAATACTCCAGTTTTGTATGGCACATTCCCCGGTGGTGCAATGTCTCCTGTTGGGCAATTTACTGCTACTGGGACAATGACCCCCGGAACACCAAGCTCTACTTTTGTCATTACAGGCGTTAACGGACTGATTGCAATTGGTCAATTGGCAACAGGCGATGGATTGACTGCTGCCTTAGTTACTAATGTAGTGATTTCTGGTGGTAATACTACAGTTACGATTACGGGTACGGCAACATCAAGCGGTACTCAAACATTGACATTTGATAACCAAATCAATGTTAGTGGTGGGTGTTGCATTATCTATCCCTACCTTTTTGTTTATGGTAATAATGGTTTGATTCAGAATTCTTCGGCAGGTAACTTTCAAAACTGGGTGGGAGCTGATGCAAACGCCAACAACATCGCCACGGGTAAAATCGTTAAAGGTTTGCCTGTCCGTGGTGGTACTACTTCTCCTTCAGGCTTGTTCTGGTCACTCGATAGTCTTGTTAGGGTATCCTATACACCTCAAACAGTAGGAACTAGTACTACATATTGGCGATATGATTTAATTTCTTGCCAATCGTCATTGTTATCATCAAGCTCAATCATTGAGTACGATGGTATTTATTATTGGTGTGGAGTTGATCGGTTTTTGAGCTACAACGGTGTTGTTCAAGAAGTTCAAAATTCAATGAATATGAATTACTTTTTTGACAACTTGAATTATGCACAACGTCAAAAAGTATGGGTATCAAAAGTACCTCGTTGGGGTGAAATTTGGTGGTTTTACCCAAAAGGCGATGCTACTGAATGCACCGATGCAATTATCTATAACGTCAGAGAAAAGACGTGGTATGACGCAGGTCAAGCACTAGGTGCTAGACGTTCAGCGGGTACATTCTCTGAAGTGTTTCGTTTCCCAATCTGGGCAGGTAATGATCTAAATGGTAGTAACACGACTTTGTGGCAACATGAGTCAGGTGTTAATCAAGTAAATCTGACTCAGCAAGATGCTATCCAAAGTTACTTTGAGACTAATAATTTAGGTTGGGTGACGGGTGGCCCTGCCATGTCAACGCAGACCATGCAAGGAAACAACAACTGGATGCGAATTGAAAGAATTGAACCTGACTTTGTTCAATCTGGCAGCATGAATTGTTATATCACAGGTAAGGGATATGCTGACGATGTAGATGTTACATCTGACCCTTATGCATTTGATCCAACAACTCTAAAGATTGATATGCGTGAACAACGTCGTGAATTAAGAATTAGATTTGAGTCAAATATTGTTAATGGAAATTACGAAACAGGTAATGTATTAGTATCTGCTGAGATCGGTGACGTTCGTTCAACGGGCAACCCATGATAATTTACGATCCAAGAAATCATAATTGGGATTCATGGTGTGCCTTGATGAATGAGTTATTTGCCTCTAATCAGTTAGGTACAGCCACTGAAGATAAGTGGCAAGAGTGGGGTACATCTATTGCGGGTATTGGATATTTTGGAAATTCAGGAATCCCTGATACACGGGGGTTTAATAACTGGCAAGACTGGGCGCAACAGCTAGTCGGCATTATGAGTTTAGAAGGCTAATCATGGCATGGTCACAAGTACAATCTGGTGATGGTAGTAGTTACTATTACAATAGTGACACAGGAGAAATGTCTAATGATCCTTCTGTCATGGCAGTTTCTCAGCCAATTACGCCTGAAAGCGTAGCGGCAGCATACACACAAGTAACAGGGACTGCACCAACACAGGATTGGATTAATCAAACGGTTAATGCCTATCAAGGCGATCCAAATGCGACTGTGGCGAATGTCATCAGAGATACCACAACCGCTGCGGCTGCAAGTGGTACTCCATTTACCAATACAGCAGGTGATCCAAATAGTTTTGCTTCAGGCGCACAATATTACGAAAGCCAAGGTTATGTTCCCGGTGGTACGACTTATGAGGGTGTTCCTACTTCCTATATTGACCCAAAAACAGGTCAAGTTGTAGCTCAGTATGGTGTTCCTACTGCTGACCAAGGTGGTACGCCAACGTCTTATGCATCTAATCAATTTCAGTGGAATGAAACAAGTTCACTTCCAAAAGACACTTCTGTTGCATTAGCCATTCCGCAGACTGATTACAACACAGGTCTTTTGGATGCTGTTAAAGGTATTGGTTATGTTACGGCTGTTTTAGGTGGTGCAGGAGCATTAGATGCAATGTTGCCTGAAGCTGTGGCTTCTAGTGCTGAAGCTTTTCCCGTTGCAGATAGCACTATTACAAGTTCTGAACTTGCACCTTTGTCAGATGCTTCTGTACCACCTTTAAGTCCAGATTTGCCGTACAACATTCCTCCAGATTATCCTGTAGAGCCTGCGCCTGATACTTGGACACCACCACCTGAAACACCTGTTGACCCTAATCAAATACCACCTGATCTTCAGCCTAATCAACCTGAAACTCCCCCTGAAGAAACACCACCTGAAGAAACACCGCCTACACCACCTACGCCTTCACCTCTGACACCTTCTAATTTGGCAAAGGCTGCATCTACTCTTGCACCTTTAGCCAAAGCAGCATTGAGTCCATCTTCAAGTACTACATCTAGTGGCAGTTCTGGAGGCGGCTCTAATTTATCGGCAGGCAATACCACTATCAATAGCTCGTTGCCGGGTAATTTAACCGCAACTAGTCTTCAAGCAGGCAACGTAACTGAAGTTGATCCCTTTAAAGATTTTGATGTCTATAAACAAATTGAACCAATTTATGCAGCATCAGGTGGAAAAATGACTAGCCAACCAAGTCCTTTGCAACTTACCCAAATGACACAGGGAATAACTGGTATTGATCCACGATTATTTAGTGTTTTGCAACAAAGAACGATGCCTAACTATTTTAGTTATGGTCAAAATACATCTAGTCAGCCAACACAATTGATAGGCAACAGTAATCTTAGTAGACCTTCTTCCGGAATCCCTACATTAAGTAATGCAAATAAAAATACGAAAGCACTATATGCCCAAAGTGGGGCTGATGGATTAGGAATTGGTTCAAATTTGCAATCTACAATGATGGCACATGGTGGTGAAGCCCACAGAGATGATCATGTTCCTGAGTTTATTACTGGCGCAACAGGTCATTATGTTAAAGGGCGTGGAGACGGTCAATCAGATGATATTCCTGCAATGCTTGCAGATGGGGAATATGTTTTTGACGCTGACACGGTTGCCGCACTTGGAAATGGATCAAGTGATGCAGGAGCAGCAGTTCTTGATAAAATGAGAGAAGCTATTCGAGCGCACAAAAGATCAGCTTCTGTAAATGAAATACCCCCTAAAGCTAAATCACCTCTGGAATACCTGAAAGAAGGTATGAAACATAAAGGTAAAAGGAAATAATCATGGCTGATCTTACCCAAGGCTCACCGTTAGCAAATATTACAACTAATCAGACACAAACCACTACTGCGCCTGATTGGTATACGAATTATCTTAATAATTTATCAGCTAAGACTACGGCTGATGCAAGCAATGCTCAGTATGTAGGTGCTAATGATATACAAAATCAAGCATTCAGTAATGTGCAAAATAATGTAGGTAATTATCAACCTGCATTAGATGCCGCAGGAAATCTTACATTGGATTCTGCCACAACGACTGCTCCTAGTGTTGTTGATCAGTACATGAATCCTTACATTAACGATGTTGTTAATCGTATGGGTGATTTATCCACTAAAAACATTATGAATGTGGTTGCCCCACAAACTACCGCAGGAATTGTAGGTTCAGGTCAGTTTGGGTCACAACGTGGTGCTAGTGTTTTAGGTAGTAATTTATCTGATTATGAGCAAAATACTCTTGCTCAACAGGCAGGTGCTTTAAGTTCTGGTTATAACAGTGCTATTACTGCCGCACAAAATGATTTAAACCGTCAAATGACGGGTGGCAATCAAATGAATACTATTGCTACTAACACTCAGAATTTAGGTTTGGGTGATGTAAATGCTTTGGCTACATTGGGCGCACAACAGCAACAGATTGAGCAAAATCAACAATTATTTCCATTAAATGTTGATACTTCTGCATCTAGTGTGTTGAAAGGATTTACTGTCCCAACATCTGTCACCAACACTTATACTGGCCCGATCCCCGGCGCATATACCGCATCACCATTGTCATTGTTGGGTTCTGGTGGTGCAGGATTGATATCTCTCTTTACTCCTAATTCTCAAGGGGTCACTCCTTGGCAAGGGATTCAATCCGCATGGACTACATTGTTTGGTAACAGCGGTGGCGGTGGTGGTAATAACACGGCAGGTGCAAGCGATACAAACATTGACACCCTTGCTTAAAAGGAATAAATCATGGCAGGATTAACTCCACCAGTAGGTATAGGTTCTGACGAGGAATCATCAAAAGTATATCTTGATGCACTTAATAGACAGTTACAGGCTCTTGAAAACAGGGGTGGAATTAACTGGGCGCAAGTTTCTGCTGCATTGGCTAATCCCGGACGAACTGGTACTTTTGGTGAAGCCTTCGGCAATGCTATGGGTGTTATTGGTAAGCAACAAGAAGAAGAGCAAGCTCGTGAGCCTCAGATTGCTCAAATGAGGGCTGCTTTGGCAGGTCAACAATACCAAGTTAAGCAAGACGTTAAAGAAAACCAATTGTTTAATGCAATTGCTGAAAAACATTTACAAGGTCAAGGAACTCAAAGTACGCAAGGTACTCAGGCGGGTCAAGGTAGTTTAGGTGGTGTTGGCGGTTATAACCCTGCTTTGGTTTCTGACTTAACTAATGTTTTACCTGTCATGCGAGCAGATAGCCCAAACTTTAAAAAAGTTGAAGCGATATTAAAAAATCAATTAGCTTTAGGTGATTTGGCAATTAAAGAGGGTGGATTAAACACACAGCAAGCCAATTCTTATAATGATGCAATGGTTCAAGCATACCGATATGGGATTGTGCCGCAATTACCAAGAGGATATGGGGCGCAGCCTACAACTCAAGGTAGAGAATCTTCTGCAATACTTCCTTATCCTGTTCAGGGCGCAACCATTACAAGTGGTTATGGCGAAAGAAACAATCCCGTAGAAGGTGGTAAGCAAGATCATTATGGCGTAGATTTTGGTGCGCCATTGGGATCAAAGGTTCAGTCTATTGTGCCGGGAATTGTAGAGGAAACTGGTACAAGTCCTACTTTTGGAAACTTTGTAAAAGTTAAAACTCCAGATGGTTTTACGGTTCAATATTCTCACTTGCAAGGATTTGGTGATGAAATTAAACCGGGATCAAGAGTTGATACGGGTACACAAATTGGTCAGGTAGGATCAACCGGAACGAGTACTGGCCCTCACCTCGATGTTCGTGCATTTGATGCTAAAGGCAATCCATTTAATATACAGCCATATTTTTCTCAGCCACAACAAAAACAGCCTTTACAAGCTACAAGTAATTTGCCACCAGAAAAACAGGCAGAAATTGAAGCCGCTAGATTAAAAGGTGAGCAAGAAAGTGCAACTGCTGTTCTTAAAGAGCAACAACTCAAAAGACTTAAACCTTTTGAAGACAAATACAATACATTGGCTCAATTTGATGATCAATTTGTAAATTCAAACAATCAAAAATATGATGAATTGATAGATTTAGTTAAAAACAACAAATATGTAGTTGGTCAATTGTTTAAACAGAATTTATTTACAGCATTGGCTGTTGGTGCTGAAGAAGGTGTTAGGTTGCCAAACGGTTCAATTTCTTTGCCTGTAACTGAAATTTTGAAAAGATTAACGCTAACTCCAGAGCAACAAGGGGTTGCTAGAAATATTGCCCAGTTAGTGGCTGATTTGAATCAAAACGTGATGAAGAATGGTAAAGCGATTTACGGGCCTCAAATCAGTGAGTACGATGCCCGACAGATGGCAAAGCCGGGATTTAGTGATACTGACCCTGCATCATTCATTATGTATTTAGCTGCTAAACAAAAGTTAGCTAATATGTATATGGGGAAAATTGCAGAAGCTCAACAACAGTATTTTGAAGATAATCATGGTGCTACAACATCATCTTTCTTTAATACTAAAAACACTAAATCACCGTATAAAGAATTATCTGATGAATTTCATTCTTTAAATAAACAATTGATTGAAAAGTCACCATACACGAATAGGTAATATCATGCCTGAAGAAAATAAAAAACCCACACTAGAAGATTTGTTTCCTGATTTGGTTAATGAATCGGGTAAATTTGAAATCCCTTCTTCTTCTAGTTTACCTAATCCAAAAACAGAAACTTATACAGCTAATCCTGACGGTACGGGTAGTTCTATAACCCTTCACTATGACCCAAGATCATTTGCTGCAACTGTACCTATAGGTGCTGCTGCGGGTGCTGCTACAAGTAAATTCTTGCCTGTGAGTACGGAAGAAAGCAGAGCGCAACAATTAGTTTCAAAGACTGGCAATACCATGCTTAAAAATGAAACAATCATGCGTGATGTGATTAAACGGGCAATGGATGCGGGTGTAAATCCAAGAGAATTCATGTCTAATCCTGATTTGTTTCAGAGAGTCATGTCACCAGTTCAGGGCTATGGAACAAAGAATTGGGTTAATTCAGAAGTTACCAATCCAGAAATGATTCCACCTCAAATTCAAAAACAGATTGTTTTGAAAAGTGATATGAAGCCTTTGGTTCAAGAGCAACAACAATTAGCTGAAAGAGGGCGAGAGGTAGTTGGTGCTACACAAATGAGACCAAGTGGTATATCAGTTCCAGTATCAAGAACTAAAGAAGCTGTCCAATTAGGTCAAAATGTAGGTTCGCATGAGCAATTATTAAATAATGCATATGAGGCATATGAGGTTGCCAAACAACGTCTTGCTGATGCAGCCAAATCAACTCGCCTAGATAAATTAGCTGAAATGTTGCATAGTCCATTAGTCGGTGGTGCAACTGGTGCATTAAGTGCAGTTCCATTGACGCAAGCATGGCAAGAGGCACAACAGGGTGCTTATAAAGACGCTTTAATTCATGGATTAGAAGGATTAGGTGGTCTTGGTATGGCATTCCCACACCCAATAGCTAAAGCTGTTGGTGCTACTGCATTAGGTGCAGGAATGGCGGGGGAATATGCNCCAAAAATTTATGATTACTTTTTCCCGCCCAAGAAATAATCTCCTTGAGACCTCTTGGTCTTTTTCTCCCCGGCTCATCACCGGGGATTTTTTTATGCTTGTCCTGCATCTCCAAATAACAGGATATTCATTTGATTGAAATTGTGTTCAGCCTTAATAAGTCCATCATCAAGACCATCTTGATAGGCAGTCCAAATCATCTTTGCAATGCGGTTGATATGGTTTTTTTCACCCAAATCAAATAATTCCGCATTGTTTTTAATTACATCATAGTCTAAACAAAATTCCTCTCCGCACATCTCCGGTAGTCCTCCAAGGCTTTTGCCACTTCAACATTGAGTGATTTAACTAATTTTACACACTCTAGCCGTTCTTCTCTCGCAGCTTCTATACGGACATAAGCCTCTATCTTACGAGCATACTCAAGGATATCTACATCATTTGCATAAATACCATTAGGGTCTTCATTTTGAACATAAAAGAAAATTTGTTTTATCTGGTCATCACTTAACATTTAAGTTCTCCGTTTTATAAAGTTCCCATCGAATGATGGTAGTTTCTGCAATAGACATTTGGGGAAGGCTTTTATATAAGTTCATATCACTATGCAAGAACTTACCGACCTCTTCTCGATGGGCTAAAAAATGCTCATGCTGTTTAGCTCCTTGCTCATCTTTAAATATCTTGCCATCTGATGTTTCAAAGGCTTCAACTTTTTTCATAATCCTGTCCTTAAATACCAAAAAGCAAGTAAGTGTTGAAACATTTGCCAACCACGTTCTATATCTTGTGGAGACCACTCAATGACTTGTACAAGTCCCGGCACACTTCTACTAACGAACACATTTGCACAACGAGCATTACTAGGTAGACCTAATCCCACTTTATATGCGGATAACTGGATCATGTGTTCTTCATATCCTTTGACACTATCAGGATCATCAAATTCTTTAGATTTGACATCCACAACAACCATATCGCAATGAAGATCAACTTTACCTGCAAACCCAAGACTATGAGCAAAACTGCGCTCTGCAACCCATTTCTGATCGCCAAAATGGGTGATTAGAGCGTTCTTTACTGAATTAACGTGTTCTGGGTGCTTGCCAGTTGGTTGACCGATGTAGTGGCTTTCTATGGCGGCATGGATATCTGTTCCTGCATCAGCAGCACGTTTACCCTGCTCTTTAGAATCCCTCATAATCCGATCAATAAAATCTGATTCAGACTCATTTGGGTTTCGTGGAAGGGTCAACGATGCCATCAATACTTGTTGTTGCATCCATTGAATAAGGGCAGGCTTAGAAGCTACCCCTAAGACAGTCGTGACGGAGGGTAATAAGCCCATCTCACGAGCATCTCTAAGGGTAGTATTTCTAGGCGAACCATCTTTCTTCGACGGAACTGTATACATTGGCAAACCGTCTTTTGTGTACCAGTGGTTTGATTCCGAAGCTTTTGGTTCTCTAATTATCATTATTGTCCTTGTTGCATTGCATCAAAAGGGTACGTCATCTTCCATATCAGCCAAGGATTCATTTGCTGAGTTTGATTGTTTACCTTTCTTTGCTTGCCATTCTGGGCTGAGAGAAATGGTGTTCTTTAAACCCTCTGAAAATGACTCATAAAGAGCCATATCAGGGTTTTCAATTGTAAATATACCTAATGGATTATGCTCTTTTGGAAGACCTGCTTTCTTGATTGCAGGTGGCACAGGCATAATCGCAGCAATGTTTGTGTATTCTTTTCCATCGTTCCCATTGGTTCGGATAATAGATAACATACACCAAGCACCTAGAACCTTTTTGATATCAAAACCATTGAGTTCTTCTGCTGTAAATTCCTGACCCCGCCAAGTCTGAAGATCACGGCGAAGCGTAGCTTTATCAGCCAAGCTAACTGTAAATTTCTTAGAAATGTTCATTGGTTTACCATCGGATGTAACCGTTGGGTTTCCTTGGTCATCCTCAGAATGAATCTCAAACTGGAACATAACTTTGGGGAGATGTTTGACATTACCCATGTATTCAGTCTTTTGAGTACCTAAGTCAATGATTCGGTAACAACGTGCTAAATGCATTCCAGTAGGCGCAGGTATATATTTAGAATTTGCAATTTCAGCTTTGACGATAAAACTCATTTTGATCTCCAATAGATACAGTAATTAAGGTCACTTGTGGTCGGGGCATATTACATTCAAAGCGGATGATGTCCCAGTCATCCCCAGTTGCAAAACCTGCTTCAGCCCGTTCTAATGCCAAAGCAAGTCTTGCCTCTCTCTCTTCCAAAAATTCAATTTGTTCGTTTATCATTTTGGGTCTATGTATTGGTCAGCAAGATCACAAGCATCTTTGTGAATTTTTAATGCATTGATTTCCCATTTGTCAGGCGATCCAACTTGATAAATGCCACTACTGTTACTAGCCAATGCCAACATAAAATCCAAAATTAGTTCGTGACGAGTTTTCATTTCACATCCTTGTTTAGTTGTAATTGTTCAGCAGACATCAAAGCCAAGCTTTGATAGTAAAGCCACTTTTTAATGATTTCGGGGTCTTTAGATGGCGGTGTCCAATTGCAAACACGTTTCCATGTTCGCTGCACATTGGTTGCCGAGGCGGGTGCATATGCGGAGTCATGCTCTTTTAATTCCATAATATCCTCTTGTAAATTTAACTACGCTTCATTCAAGCGTGGAGTAAATGTAACACATTTAATTTAAAAGTACAACAAGTGTTGCAAAGATGTAAAATAGTGTAATATTCACCTAAATCAACAACGGAGTAGATATGACATTGAATGAGTATTTTGCAGATAAAAAGCGTGGTGCTAAGTCTGATATGGCTAGAAATTTGGGCATATCAAGAACATGGATGGCATTGATTAACAGCGGTTTAGTAGTACCTAGCCCAAGTTTGGCGGTAGAGATTGAAAAAGCAACGGGTGGTTTAGTCAAGAGAATGACATTGAGACCTGATATTTTTGGAGAGTGAATATGTTTTGGTACAAGTTTTATATTGGCGATTATTTGAGAGATACAGTGCATTTAGATGATGCTGAAGACTTAGTCTACAGGCGGCTTTTAGATATGTACTACATGGGTGAGAAAGAGTTGCCTTTAGACATAAAAGTCGTCGCACGAAAAATCAGAATGGATGCTGATATTACTGAAACAATCCTAAATGAGTTTTTTGAAAAGACTGAAACTGGTTATAGAAATAGCCGTGCAAATGATGAAATTAGTAAGTATCAGGCGCAAGTAGAGACAAACAGAGAAATTGGTAAGCGTGGTGGAAGACCTAAAAAAACCGATTCGGTTTCGGAAAATAACCCTAATCAGAACCAGAACCAGATAAAAGATATATCGTCGCAAGCGACTCGTTTTGAAGAGTTCTGGTCGGTGTGGCCTTCCTCAAAACGAAAAGTAGGAAAGGTAGCTGTTCAAAAGAAATGGAAGTTGCATAACTTGGATTCTGTTGCTGACAAGATTATCTCTCACGTTAATTCTTTGAAGCATTCTGAGCAATGGACAACAGGTTTTGAGCCTGCGCCGATGACTTATATCAACCAAAGGCGGTGGGAAGATCAAGAAGTTAAACCTCAATTTGGTCGGAGGATTATATGAAAGGTCATAAAACTTTGATTGAAATGAGGATTGCAGGCAAAAAACCTAGAGCTGTTTGGGTTTTTCTTGCACCTCAACCCAAGTGGAATTGGCACTGGGATTCATATCTTCATGGGTTACATACACCTGAAGTATTTATTGAACCAGAAGATGTCATTGAAATGCTTGATTTGCGCTTTGTTGTAGGTTTGACAGTGCATTTGATGGGAAATGATGAAAGTCGGCTAAAAAGGGCTTTAAAAGCCTTGCAAGAGGCACGTGCTAAGTTAGTTTGCGTGAGCATTGATAATAAATTGGTCAAGGGGGAAAGAGATGCAATTGCTGCAACCTGATGATATTGATTTTTCTGCATACTTAGAGGCTACCGAAACCAATCATAAGGTTCGCCAAGCGGGTATTTGGCTTGATGAAATCATTGATGATGCAGTTAATCCTGTTAACACGCCTGTTATTTCTATGCCTTGGACAAAGACAGTAGGCAGTTTCCAGTTTCGCCCCGGTGAGGTTACTGTTTATGCAGGTCAGAACGGCGGTGGTAAGTCATTGATCACTGGTCAGGTTGCTTTGGGTCTTATCAAGCAAGGTCACAAGGTGTGCATTGCATCATTTGAAATGAAGCCTAAACGAACAATTATGAGAATGATTCGCCAGTTTTGTGGGGAAAATCCAGATAGTCCCCGTTACACGGCTCGTGCTGTGTACATGACTAATGTTGTGAATCGGTTTAGAGCATTTTCAAATGAAAAATTATGGTTGTACGATCAACAAGGAACGGTTAATTCTAAGCAGGTGATTTCAGTTGCAAGATATTCTGCTTTGGAGTTGGGTGTAAGTCATATTTTTATTGACTCATTGATGAAGTGTGTGCCTGCTGAAGATGATTACAATGCACAGAAATATTTTGTTGATGAATTGACAGCTCTTGCGAGAGATCATAATGTCCACATTCATTTAATCCATCATATTCGTAAGCAATCCAATGATGAGGCGATGCCGGGCAAGAATGATTTGAAAGGCTCTGGTGCTATTGCAGATCAGGTGGACAATGTACTTTTAATGTGGCGAAATAAAAAGAAAGAACACCAGATACAAAATGGTCAGCCAGTTGATAACTTAACTTGCGATGCCATGTTAATGTGTGAAAAACAAAGAAATGGCGAGGCTGAAGATTGGTATTCGCTTTGGTATCACAAAGATAGTCAGCAGTTTTTAGAGTCGCACGATTCAATACCTATGGCGTTTGATGATAGTGGAAAGTATTGATACTTGGAGTGAGGAGCATCGTTATCGGTGCTTGGTAAGACACGTTATTAGGATGAGATTACAGGACAGGGATGCATCACATAAGTTTTTAGTTAGATGGCTAGAAAAACATAAAGATGCAAACCTTGAACGTGATGTTAAAAATCAATGGAATTTAGGAAACCGTGGTAAACAAGGAGATTGGCGTGGCACAGATGAGTGATTTTCAGAAGTCGTTTTTAGCCCGTGGGGGCATGACGATGTATACCCAGAAGGAATTTGATGATCAACTGGCAATAGCCAAGGCACAGATCATGCAAGTAGCGGTGGACACAACAAAGACAGCTATTTCAATTGAAAGAGAGGAATGCGCCAAGCTTGTTGATGAAATGCGTAAGAATATGGATTGTCCAGATGCGCCTATGGTGCTTGATATTGCACTTGAGCAACTCGCAGAGAAAATTAGAAATAGGTTAAAGAAATGATTTATATCGGACTTGACCCCGGTTCTAGTTCTGGTGCTTGGGGCGCAATTGATCATAACAATGAATTTATTGGTTGTGGCGATATTCCATCCATTGATGGGCGCATCTCTGCTCGTGAGTTGTATCGGATTATCAAAGATTGTGTATCAACATTTGATACCGCACATATTGTGATTGAAAGTGTTCATAGTATGCCGGGGCAAGGTATAGCATCAACGGGTAAATTCTTAAGGGCTGCGGGGGCGATAGAGGCTACAGCAGAGTTAACCAGATACCCATTTATGTTAGTTACACCCCAAAGATGGAAAGCCCATCATAAGCTTACAGGGTTATTAAAAGATGCAAGTTTAGAGTTGGCGAGGGGCTACTGGGCTGATGCGGATTTAAAAAGGAAAAAAGATCATGGCAGGGCTGATGCCTTGTTGATGGCGTTATGGTTAAAGGAAAACAATGAATAACGAAGATTTGTTAGATTTATATGTAGGATTGGCGATGCAAGGGTTATTGATCAATGGCGATTATTCATTGAACTCAATACCGCATCTTTCACATGAGATTGCTTTATCAATGATTAGAGAAAAAGAGGAAAGATATGAAAGAAAGAATAATTGACCCTAATGATGCTGTTGATCACATCATAAAAAATGCAAGTAAGTTTGCGAAAGCTAAAGCTGAACGTATTTATCTAGAAGAGTATCGAAAGAGTTTGAAAGCGATACTTATGAAAAGATCATTAGAATCAGCGATTGGAGCGCAAGAACGAGAGGCATATGCTGACCCAGAATATTTAAACTTGCTTACTGGACTAAAAGAAGCGGTTGAGGTTGAGGAGTCATTGCGTTGGGAGTTGATTGCAGCACAAGCAAGAGTTGATGTGTGGAGAACTCAGCAAGCAAATAATCGTAATGAGGTTAAGGTGACAATGTGAAAAGAAAACCCAAAATAGTCCCAGTATTCCGACCCTATCAAGGATTCAAATTGGAAGATATTGCTACCCGTCCGAAGTCTCTAGATATCCTTAAATTTCCATCAAAAGTAGCGAATACATTGTTTTATCCTGACGGGCGAATTGTGAATGAACAACAAGCTAACCGCTAAACAAAGGGAGCATCTGGCAAAGGTTAAATCGCTCCCATGCAGTATTTGTGATGCTCCCCCACCCTCTGATGCCCATCATATCAAACAGCACCGCCAGTACACCTGTGTGGCTTTATGCAAGGATTGTCATCAGGGTTCAATCATGGGGTGGCATGGACAAAAAGCGGCATGGAGGATAAGGAAGATGGAAGAGATAGATGCCTTAAATGTCACTATTGAAAGACTATTAGGGTAATTACTTAGAAAATAATTGTAAATATTTACACACAAGTGTAATTTTGTGTTACATTACATTTACTGACACAGGGGTCAGGTTTAACGACAGAGGAAATTATGAACACAAACGATATCGCTCTCACCCAAGTAGACAATCTTGGTTTGTTGTTGGCTCAGATTGCCGATTTGACTAAGCAGGCTGATGCAATCAAAGATGCCATCAAAGATGCCGCTACGCAGCCTAATGGTGCAAAAGTTTTTGAGGGTAACTTGTACAAGTCTACGTTCATTGAATCTAATCGTTCTGTTGTTGATTACAAAGCTTTGTGTGCTGATTTGGGTGTGACTGCTGACCAGTTAGCCAAGTACACAAAAACCACCGCCGTATTCTCAGTCAAAACTATCACTCGTTAATTAGATGCCCCTTCGGGGGCTTTGGAGTTTATATGTCACTAGAACAATACGCCGCAGAGTTATTGATTGTTATGGTCAAGCTCCTAGAAAATGCTGATCCCAAATCAGCCGCTGCCATTGAAGCTAGAAAGTTGTTGGGTACAAAAATCAAATGATTATTAAAAAGTTTTGCACGGGTTGTCAGACCATGCGCCACCCAGATAATGGTGAAAAGGTTAAACGTGGTAAAGCAACACGTTGGATGTGTGTCATGTGCATTAACAAAGTTAACAAATCAATTTATGCAGGAAAACAAAATGTCGCCGCAACAACAGATACTAGTAGAAGCAATCATTGATCAAAAAGGTAGGTGGATAAATGCAGAAAAACTTGAAGAAATCACGGGTGTTAAGCGTTACAACATTTTTAAAATTTTGGGTGAATTAAAACTTCCAAATTTAAAAAAAGACAAAGTAAAGATGAATGGTATTCGCACTGCGTTTTTGGCTTGGAAGTGGTCAGAGGAAGATAATTACGCAGGTCAGGCATTGAGATTAGCTAAACAAAATCCGGGCATTTGGGGTCAACTTTTTTGGAGTTCAAAATGATAGAAGCATACGCACGAAATACTGATCCAGTCACAAGTAAAGCAGCCGCTTTGACTGTAAACACCAATCAGCTTGAATCATTAGTTCTTGATTATTTGTTTAAACACATGGACTATGGTGGAACAACTGAAGAAATTAGCAATGCGCTTGGTTTTTATCGTGACTCAATCTCACCAAGAATGCGACCTTTATTAAAAAAGGGTTTTGTGTTTCAAGATGGTACAAGAATTGGATCATCTGGTCGTGCAAAAATTGTTTGGAAATTCCAACCAAATCTGGAGATTGTTGAATGAAAAAGATTACCAAATCTGATCTCCAAAAACAAATTGAAAAGCAACAAGATACGATTGAAAACTTGCAAAAACTTTTGACTATAAAGATGAATGTTATTCGTGATGAGTCAAGAGTTTCATTAA